CTAATGTTTTAAGAACACCACCTACTGTTACATCTACTTCATTGTTGGCTAAGAACGAAAAAGGTATAGCAAAACTGGCTGTACTGCCATTTCCATTATGTTGTACTGAAGTAGCAGTAGTGTTAGTAGCCATGATTAAAACTGTTTAAAGTTGAATTGATCTAAGATAGTTTCTAATTCTTGATTATAACTATCATACTGATTTACTTTTATATTTATTCTGTTCATTAATTCTTCTTCTGTAAAGGTTGCTTTTAAATATTCTTCAATACCTGTATCAACAAATAACCTATTAATTTTATTCAATTCATAAAATATTCTTTCTGCTGCTTCTTGTCCTTGAGGTGAAGATAGACCATATTTTTCTATTTGTGCTGCATTATTTTTATAGCTATAATCGTTGTTACTACCTGCTCTAAGACTAAATCCGTTCCTTTCACTTGCTATTTCACCATCTATATATAAAAGTAAAGCATCATTTAAATTAACATTTTTACCATCAATATTGATAACAGTTGTATTTATATATTTTTTTAAATCATTATATTGATTACCATCTAATTTAATTGGTACGAAGAATTTACTTTTAAATTTAGGGTCATTAACAAAATTCTTTACTTTACTACCTCTTATAACGTCAGGTGGTTCATTTAACAATTTTCCTATCATGTATTGTGCTTGATATATTTTATTGTTTCTTGATGTGTTGTATTTAGCTAAAGAAAATAAATTCATACCTTCTCTATTAGGATAAGTTATTACATCATTTGTAATATGTTCTACTTGAATAGGTAAATCACCACCTAAATTTCTAGGTGCATTAGCTTTTATTTCATTAATTATCCCTGCAAGCCATTGTAATTGACGATTTACTTCAATTAATTCTTTCTCTCCAAAATCTGTATTTTCTTCTACCATAAATCCTCTTAAGTTTTTAATATTTTTTGTAATTTGAAGCATATCTCCTGAGTAAACTCTAGTATCTAATTTTGCAAACAACCTAATTAATTTTTTATTACTTATGTTTTGACCAAAAAATTTAATAAAAGCTTCGTCACCTTCTTTCAACATTCTTTGTGCATCTTCTTCTTTTATGTCTAATATTGTTGCTACTAAATCAGCGGGCATACGATTTAAGTCTTCTATTAAACTACTGTAAGGTGTAATAGATGATTCAACTAATCTACCTGTATAAGCAATATTTCTTTTTGTTTCGTAGTTTAACTCTGAATCTGGGTCTGCGTTAGTTCCGATTTCTGGTAAAGCTGTAAATAAATCTAATGTTTCTCCTATTTGTTTAACATAACTTCTTTCGGTAATATGACGACCAATCCAAGCACCCCAACCAATAGTAAATTCATCATATAGTCTGTCTTGTTCTTTAGTAAGGAAAGGAGACATGACTTGGAAATCTACCATTAATTTTACAAACGATAATATTGGTTCTGGTAAATGTTCGTATGTTACATATTTATATACTGGTTGACCATCATCTCCAAACAAAATTTCACCATCTTCGTCATATAATAAATATGCTCTAGAGTATGGCAACCAACCACTTTTAAGTAAAGTTATATATCTAGCAGCACCTTCTTTTGTTCTCCAATTAGGACCACCATCAGTTAAAAAAGTTCTTGGTATTTCATCTTCATTACTGTATTCACTAGCTAACGCAAATTCAATGGCAGGTTGCAATATTTTATTGTATGCCAAAGTTGCTATAACTGCACCAAAAGCATTACCCATATATATTTGACTTCTTGTTTGTGTTCTAACTTGAGGGTCAGGACTTCTAAGGTCTGCTGCTAATTCTGGTAAAATTAATTTGTTAAGAAAATTGTAGTTTGTTCTTCCTCCAAATTTTAAAGGAGTATTGATTATAGGAACGTACCTTAAACCATCTTTAATCATGTTGGTAGGTGTTCTTGTGAATTTAAAAAGTGTTCTAATTGGTGGATAACGTATAGCTAAGTTATTTAATTCTTCAGCACCAAGACCTATTAAGTCTGTAACGGAATCACTACGACCTCCTCTAATTTCTTGTGTATATGTAATCTCTTTACCAAAGTTTTTAGCCCTTTGAAATATCTTAGCAAGAACAGGGTCAGCAATAAATTCTCTTGGTCCAATTTGTGTTTTATCAAATAAATTTTTTTCTAATGGTTTTAATCTACCAAGATCTCCTTCTTGTCCTTTTAATAAATATTGTATTACTCCATCAATACTACCTTTTACATAATCATTTAAATCTTGACCTTTTAATCCTTTTCTTAAAGCTTCTTGAGTTGCATGATAAGCAGTTGAAGCAATAATATTTGGTGTTTGGATAAGAGCATCATTTGCTGTCATCAATCTACTAGGTAGTCTTATGAATTTACCAGTACTATTTATTGCTGTTCTTAAAGGAAAAAATGGGTGATTAGACGATATAACAAATCTTTGACCTGTTTCAATTTTAGAGTTACCAACATTTATAAAATTATCTTCCATATCCCATGATCTTTTCCAAACTCTCATAGAAAAATCAAGGTTATACATTAAAGCAAAAAAATGTTTAGTAGCTGCTTCAATACCTTCCTTGCGAATTAATGGTCTACTACTATTCATATCCATTGACCCTACAAAATTACCCAAAGTTTTTATCATGGTCTGTGCTATGCCAGAATATAAATTTACTTTTTGAGAGGTCAATCCAGAAAGAACTCCATTGATTCCAACTTCATTTACTATTCTCGATAGTTGTCCTGCATTTCTAAGACTAAATATTTTCAAGAAGGCTCCACTAGATTGGAGTGTAGTAAAGGCTTCAATATCTTTACTTGCTTCTTCCATTACCATTGAATAATGTATTAAGTCACTAAAGTCACCTGTCTCTTCTCCTCTTTGTAAAGCTGCTTGTAAATTTTCTTGTAGTTCTTTACTGTTTTGTAGAAGCCTATTTAGGTTAGGAGAAATTTCATTAACACCTGTTAACTTTTTCTTTTGTGCAGGTGATAATCCCATAACTTCAGCAGGTGTCATACCTTCTATGCCTTCTATGGGTTTAATTCCTAATGCTTTAAACCATCTACCTATCTGAGTTGCTTTAACAACCCCCATAGATAACCATTCGTCTACGTCATAATTAGCTCTTAATAAATTTTGTAATGCTCTTTGTCTTTGTTTTATTGCTGTTTTAGTTCTTTTTAATTTAGTCTTTTTAATAATTGCTAAAAATTCATTATTAGCTTTTGCAACTCTATCTACAGCTATTTGTAAAGATTGTGAATTTATAAATACTTCTTCATCTGTTGGCAATTTATCTTCTAAAGCTGCTTTTCTTTGAGTGTATTCTCTAAAGAATTTCATATTTTTCTTATCAATACTTATCTTGCCATCTTTACTTGTCATCTTATTCAAAGCACTTTCTTGAGTTTCAAACTGACTCTTTCTTTCGCTGCCTTTAAATCCTCCTTCTTCTTTTTTCTTTCTTACTTTGCCAGTTATTAAATCTTGTTTATCACTACTCATGTCTTTTATTCTTTGCATCTTCTGAGGATTTAGTTGAGTATTACCTAAATCCAAATCAGTATCAGTAGATAGCTTGTTTAGTTTTGTTTGAACCTTACCTGCATAATCTTTTAAGATTGGTATATCTAAATCTAAACCTTTTGTATTGCTTGCTGTTGCACTAGCATTACCTTTTATTTCTTTTACTATTGATTTGATTTTTGCATGAACTTTATCTCCATGTAATCTAACTTCTTTTTCTGTAAAACCTTGATCTAAAAATATTTTTAATATCTTACCATCATTCTGTGCTTTTACTTTTCTACCATTTCTTAATGACCAAGATAATTTATCAAAGTCAGATTGAAATTTTAATAATGCAGACCCATAACGAGGTTTTGTTCTTGCATAATTTTCTGGTGCTACAAAAGTTTGTGTCTCTACAACTTCAGTTTTTTTAGTTGTAACTTCTTCAGTATCTTTAGCTGTTGGTTCTTCAGTATCTTTAACTGTTGGTTCTTCGGTATCTTTAACTGTTGGTTCTTCGGTATCTTTAACTTTTGAACCACTTAGTTCTTCTTTTAATTTTTCATCAAAAACGTCTTTGTTACCACTTTCTTCTTCTAGTTTGTTGTTAGTAGCGTCTACTCCTTCTTTAATAACTTTTGTTGATTCATCTAATGTTTCTATATCTTTTTTATTTAAGTCAACATTATCTACATTTTTTACATTAACTCCTTGAAACTTTTTAAGGACTTTTTCAAGACCATCAATACCTAATTTAAAACTGCCACCAAAAGCACCACCAAGACCTAAACCTGTCCAATAATCTTCACTTTGTATAGTTTTATCACCCATCAAATCTCTCATAAATGTATCACTTACCCCTAAAGTGCTACCAAAAGCAACTGACTGTCTAAATCCTTTCCAACCTTTTTGAGTTACACCAAAAGGAATTAATTGAATAATACCTGCTGATATTGCTCTCTTATAATTTAATTGAACTGACCCTGTGTAATTTGTAGGTATTCCTAATTCTGCTCTTTGTGCTGCTAAATCTAGTTCATAACCTGTTATGAATTGACCTACAAAATAAATAGGCCAAGTTTTAGGACTAACTAAAAACGGAGCAAAAACATAATCAGCCGCAATACCACCACCTACATTAATACCAAGACTCTTTCCTATTTTTTTAAGTTCGTTGTCTTCAAGCTCAAGAATATTAATTTTAAATCCTTTATCTTCATAATATTTAATAACTCTATCTAAATCAGTTTGAAATTTATCACTATTAATAATATCTACAGGAATACTATTGTTTAAAAATTCACCGCCACTATAACCTGTATATTCTTTAAATATTTTATAAAAATCTTTTCTATCGTTTGGTCTAATTAAAGGTTGATTTTTTGCAAATCCATCACCCTTCTGGTCGTTCTTCATAAACTGATAAAAACTAAGATGTTTTATCTGTGCAGGTGTTATTGATGTACCTATCTCGTCACCTTCTTCTAATTTCAAATCTTCAAAAATATTTGCAGGATAATCAAAGTTTGCATTTGCAAAATCAAATGGTTCTCCCTCCATAAGAGTTGAATTTACATAATCACTAAAATCGTATTTAGTATCAAAATTAAGAAAGCTTTGATCGAAGTTATCATTTTTTAAAAGGTTACTAAAAGTTGTATCTTGATATTGATTTGTAATACTTTCTTTCTTTTCATGTTCAATAACAGTATCGCTTAGTATCTCTTCTTTATTTATTAGTTCATCTGTAGCTAAATCAGTTGTATTGACATTTGTTGTGTTAACATTTTGCTGATTGTTTTTTGTATCGTCTTCAAGATTTATATTTAAATTAGAATCTGTCATAATTTAAAACCACCCTTCCTTGATAGCACGATCAATAATGCCTAATACATTTTTATCATAATTTGGATTGGTTGCATAATCTTCAGTTTGTAGCATTTTTATTGCTTCTTGAATACTGTTTGCATTTACTAAACCTTTATACTGTCCAAAATCATCATTCCATTGTTTTTTGTATTGCATCATCATTGCTCTAATATTATCAAATGTTTTGAAATTTGCTTCTTCTACTTGTTCACCTTGACCTCTAAATTCGGTAGTCAGTTTTCTTTCAGACTCACCTCTTGCAACTTCTGAAGTTGTAGCCTTAAGACCTAAGAAATTATTTTCTGCTGATTGAGTTTCACCAAAACCTGTTTCTTCCATAGCTTGTGCAGCTACAAGTTCGGGATATTTAATACCTATTTCTTTGGCAATATTATAAATAACTTGGAAATTATGTTTTTCTCTTACAGGTGCATAGGGGTGTTCTTTTTCTGTAATAAGTTTAGTCTTGTCTAAATTTTCTATAAAATTAATATTATTCAAATCAGTATAATCAACACCTTCTGGTATTAATAAAACATCACCAATATCTATTTGATTAGCATTTGTAATTCCATTAGCTTTCATAATAGCTTCCATTGGAATACCGAAATCTTCAGAAATTGCAGATAAGGTGTCACCAGATTCTATTTTAAATGTTGTAAAACCACCTTCTGAAAATGCAGCAGGTTCTAAAAGATTTTTTCTTATATTCTCTTGATTCTTAATATATTCATCATTGTTATTGTTATTATTCTCATTGTTATTATCAATGTCTTTAATACTAAAATCATTTAAGTCATCATAAAACTCGTAGCCACCTTCTTCTGGTTCTTTATTGCTAAGTATTTTTCTAAGTTCTCCCTTATACCAATCTTTAATTTCTGGTGTTACACCATTTGCTTCTGTAACTCTTTTTCTTAGTTCTTCGTTTAAGTCTATTTCTTGGTCAATATAATCACTCTTAGTAGTAAAAGTAAGACCCATTGGACCACTTTTTTCTCCAAGTTTTTTAGCACCTATATCTTGTAATATCTTTACTTCTGGAAAACGTTGATTAAAAGTTTTGCCTTGTGTTTTGTTTATATGTTCTTTTAATTTTCCATAAGTTTCTCTATCTGTATCTGATGCAGCAGGTCCAAGTGCCAACATAAATTCTTGGGCTTTTTGTAATGCATTTGCTTGACTAAGACTACCTCCATCATAATCTTCTTTTATGCTAAGAAAATAATCATCAACATTAATGTTTCTTAAATCATATTGTTGATATAAAAACTGAATTTCCTTTGGAAACCGAACTGCCAAATCTTCTAAAGTTTGTCCTATTTTTTTATAATCTTTTAAACTCATTTCTGTATTTGTAAAATCAATACCATTTAAAGTATTTAAAATTGTTCTTTGGTTGTAAGCTTTTTCAAATTTATTTTGTTTATCAATAACTTGTTCTTTTTTTTCAAATACATTTTTCAATATTGTATCAACTTTATTTTCTCCATCTTTTATGAAAAAAGTTTTAAAGAGTTGTTTGGCAGGTCCAACTTCTAAACCTCCTATCCATTCAACATATTCTTCTATTTCTTCATAAGCTAAATTCATATCTAATCCATTGTCTTCATAGTATTCAAAAATTTCAAGAATATTAGTTTCCATGTAGCCTAATAGTTTTGCAGGTGATACAAGACTAGACAATCCCCTATTTACATAATCATCAATAGTGTTTTGTAATTGATTTAAAGAATAACTATAACCATCTTGAAAGCCATCAGTATTAAGAATATTTAATTCTATTTGTTTATCTATATTATCTATTTGAAACCAAGAATTAAGTATTGCAGGTTCTAGTAATGAAGCTGCTTGTTCTAATTTTGCTTCAGCTAAATTTGTTTCATGCTCATTATAAAATTGAGCTAATGCTACATTTTGTTTTGGAAAGAAATATTGATTAAGAATTTCTGGTCTAATTCCTCTTGTATCAGTTAAAGATGTCGCTTCAAAATCTTTGATTGCCTTTTGAAAACCCTCTGAATTTACATCAAACTGAGACAAAGGTATTCCATCAACTGTATAATTTTTAAAAAAGTTAGTAGTTTTAGCTTCCGAAGCATTACCTAAATTAATTGCTAATTGTTTTTCTATTCCATATTGAGTGTAAATATTACCACCAAGAAAATTCCTAGCAAATAATTTACCTTCTTTTTTTTCTAATTCTTTTTTAATTTCTCTAAGCTTAACAGGGTCAGCATTTAATAATTGATTTTGACCTTCTAAGATACCTTCTTGTTTCGCTTCATCTATTTTAAAATTAACAAATTTTTGTAATGTAGGATTGATGTCTGATAAGGTTTCAGCTAAACCCATTAAGCTAGTTTTAGGTAAAACAGTTACAGGGTTAACAAAAGTTTCTACAGGAGTTCTAGAGCTTTGACCTGCTGTACTTTGAAAATTTGTAGTGCCTACTTGTAAAACCATAATTAAATAGCTGCTGCGTTAAGGTACATACCAACACCTTGAGTACCGATATTTAATAATGTCTGACCTAGACTTGGTATAGCATTATAAGCTTCGTTGATATTACTTTGTAGTTGGTTTCTTCTGCTTGCAAATTGTGATTCTGTCTGTTGAATATTAAATAAATATTGTCTTTGCATTGACTCTATACTTTGATTTACTTTTTCTCTATAGTTAGCAGCTTGTCTATCTTGGTCCATTAATAATAATCCTATAGTTGTACCTGCTTGCTCTGATGCTACTATAGATGATTTTGCTTGCAAAGCATCAATAGTTTTTGCAAACTTGTCTTGTGCTGCAAACTTTTCTTCTTCTGCTTTTCTTTCTGAAAGAGCTAATTGTTTTTGTCTTTTATCGGCTTCTGCTGATTGGTTAGCTAACAATGCTTGATTATATACTTGATCTGCTCTTTGTTGTGCAGCAGCCCTACCAAGAAAAGCATTGGCAGCAGTAAGACCCAATCCTACATTAAATGCAGTAGCAGCAGCAGTACCAGTTCCTAATAATGCAGCACCAACACACATCTAGGCAATCCTCAGAAATTCGTAGAAAGGTTTTTTTTGATAACCATAACTCTCATGTAGTTTTA